CGATTAACGAAGCGCTAGCCCCTAAGAGCGATCGTGAAGTTTTAAAAGACTATTTAGAAAAACTGCAGGAACAGCTGAATGATTTGATGAACCCAGCTAACCAGTTAATCGGCTTAGCTAACACGCTTGGCGGAGCATTTACTGAGTCATTTAAGGGCATTGTTACGGGCAGCATGAGTGCCCGTGAAGCGTTAGCCAACCTGTTCCAGCGCACAGCGGATCATTTCTTGGATATGGCTGCACAGATGATTGCAGCTCAAATCAAGATGCAAGCAGTTCAGCTGTTCATGAGTTTCTTTTCTCCCAATATTGGAGGCGGAGGTTCAAGCGTTCCAAGTGTTCCAGCTAGCAAATACGGAACGATTCCAAGCCTTGCTCCTAGTTTGGGTTCGGGTCCAGGCTTTGCTGATCCCAAAATGTTTGCCCCGCCAACACTTATTTCAGGCAGAGCGCTTGGTGGAGCGGTTGGCGCAGGCCGTCCTTACATGGTCGGCGAGCGCGGCCCTGAGTTGTTTGTACCTGGAGCGCAAGGTAATATCGTTCCAAACAATGCTATGGGCAGCGCTAACGTGACGGTAAACGTAGATGCCTCTGGTTCGTCTGTTGAAGGCAACGCTGAACAAGCTTCGCAACTTGGCAAGGCTATTGGTGTTGCAGTACAACAAGAACTGATCAAGCAAAAACGACCTGGAGGCTTGCTGGCTGTCTGATGGCTAATTTTCCTTCAATATTGCCAACGTACGGCACGCAAAAAAGCAGTGCGCCAGCTGTCCGCAAAGTGCAGTTTGGCGATGGCTACGAGCAACGTCTAACCTACGGCCTAAATCAAAACCCTAAAATTTACAATCTAACGTTTGAAGTATCAGAAACAGAAGCAGATACGATTGAAACGTTTCTAGATTTAAGGGCTGCAGATAATGCTAGTTTTACGTTTACGCCTCCAGGCGAGTCCGCTAGTGCAAAATTTGTATGCGAACAATGGAGCAAAAGCATTCCTTACTTGAATAGAGCTACGATTCAAGCAACGTTCCGTCAAGTATTTGAACCGTAATGGCAGTTTCAGCATGGAGTTTTGACCCTGACCCAAACGCGACGCCCCTTGTATTTTCTGTCGGGGACATTATTCGTCCTTCAAGTAGCTCACCGTACTTTGAGCTAGGTTCGGGGTTATTTTACCGGTGCATAAAAACTGGAACGCAAGGTTCAACCGAACCGCAATGGCCGCAACGCTTAGGCAACACGGTTGAAGATGGCGATTGCACATGGCAGGCAATTCAGTCTGCTTATGAGTCTTTATCTCAGCTTGCTCCTAGTGCGATTATTGAATTATTTGAGTTGCGGTTAGTAAGCACTTTAAATACAAGTGATGCGAACCCCACGCCAATTCGTTTCCATGCTGGCTCTAACGCACAAGTAAATGGAAATATTATATGGAACAGCAATACATACACAAGGCTGCCTATTACCGCTGATGGATTTGAATATCGCAACACCGGAACACTGCCCCGCCCTACGTTGACAATTAGCAATTTAGATAACATCATGACAACATTATTGTTAGACGCAAACGGAATAACGCCTGGCAACGACTTAGGCTTGTCAGAGGTTCGACGAATTAGAACGCTAAAGCGGTTTTTAGATGGAGAAACAACTGCAGACCCTTACGCTAAGTTTCCTGATGAAGTTTGGTTTATTGATCGCAAAGCAAATGAAAACCGAGATAGTGTCACTTTTGAGCTAGCAAGCAAATTTGACGTAGCAGGACAGAAGTTACCCAAACGCCAAATTATTGCCAACATCTGCCAATGGAAATACAGAGAGTCGGGAACTTGTGGTTACACCGGAACTGATTATTTTGATGCTGATGGCAACAGTGTTTCTACACAAGCACAAGACGTATGCGGTAAACGTTTAGAAAGTTGTCGCCTGCGCTTTTCAAACTCGTTGCCATTTGGCGGGTTCCCTGGAGCGGGCCTATTTAAATGATCGATATTCATTGGCCGTTGCGTGAGGAAATTTTAGATCACGCGCAGTCTGATTTAGACAGAGAGGTCTGCGGTTTAATTGCAGTAGTCAAAGGAAGGCAGCGTTATTTTCCGCGCAACAACATTGCTGAAACCCCGCATGAACACTTCGTTTTAGACGGCTGGGCTGAGGTAGAAGACAAAGGCGAGATTATTGCAGTGGTCCATAGCCACCCAAAAACACCGCCAACGCCTTCAGAAGCAGACCGTGTTGCATGCGAAGCCTCAGACGTTCCATGGGTCATCGTTAACCCGCAAACTAAGAATTGGGGCTATTGCGAGCCATCTGGCTACAAGCTGTCTTACGTCGGAAGAGAGTTTGTTCACGGCGTTGTGGACTGCTACACCCTGGTACGTGACTGGTATGCACGGGAGCTTGGGGTTGTTCTTGACGATTTTGAACGTCGAGATGGGTGGTGGGACAAAGGTCAAAACCTTTATCTAGACAATTTTGCAGGCCAAGGCTTTACTGAAATACCAGTTGAGCACGTAAGACGTGGCGATCTTCTGCTGATGTCAATTGCTTCCCCGGTCCCAAACCATGCAGCGATTTATCTGGGGGACCAAAAAGTGCTGCACCATATGCAAGGCAGGTTGTCCAGCACGGATGTGTACTGCGGTGGAACGAGTTACTATGGCAGGAGTACGCACTGCGCCTTAAGGCATGAAGGTCGTTAAGGTCTATGGAGCGTTACAAAAACGCCTAGGCCAGTGCCGTTTTGAGTTTGACGTAACGACACCAGCGCAGGCACTAAGAGGGTTATGCGCTAATTTTCCAGATCTAGCGAAATGGATGATTGACAGCGAGAAAGATGGTGTTGGCTACAAAGTTTCTGTTGGTGACATAGAAGTGACAGAGGAAGATGTGTCTCCATTGTTATTGCCTTATAGCGACAGAGAGGTTTTTAGTATTACACCCGTTATTGCTGGAGCGGGGGGAGGTGTAGGCCGAATCCTGCTTGGTGCTGCGTTGATTGGTCTTGCGGTTGTTACCTATGGGGGCTCTTTAACAGTCTCTGGTGGACTGGTAGCAGCAAAAGGTTTAGCGGCGGGGAGTTTTGCAGCCGCTGGTGCGGGCATTGCAGCCGCTGCAGCAAATATTGGCATTGGTTTGGTTTTAAGCGGTGTTGCCGAGGTTTTATCTCCTCAGCCCAAGCCTCAAGAGTTGTTAGACGACAACCCGTCGTTTTATTTTTCAAACATCGCCAATACAGCTAGGCAGGGGCTACCGGTCCCAATTGCGTACGGACGCGTGTTTGCTGGATCGGTGGTGTTATCGGCTAACTTTGACGTAGATTACGCGGAAGAAAATGAGTGATTTTAAAGGGCTTGAATCAGTCCAGCACGTAAAAATTGTCGATCTTATTAGCGAAGGCGAGATCGAGGGTCTAGTTGACGGAAATAAAAGTATTTTTATTGATGGAACGCCGTTGTTTAATGAAGAAAATAAACCCAATTTTGGTGATACAAAAGAAAAAGACCTGCAAGTAAAGAAAAAGGTCGGAACGGGCGACCAAAGTCATATTAAAGCATTTCCTGAAGTTGCAAGCACGACAAACGTTAATGTAAAAGTTGATAACAACGCTCCAGTGACCAAAAGAATAACTAATTTAAACGTTGATCAAGTACGAATTACTCTTACCTTTCCTGCTTTATATAAAATCGAAAACGACGACATAAAGAAACGTCAAGTCACCTATAGCATAACACGCACTTACAAAAATAATAATGTTACAGTTGGCAATTCAAAAACTTTTGAGTACGAAATTAAGGGCAAGACACAGTCTTCTTTCCAACGAGATCACCTAATCAATATTGACACTATTAGCGACACGTATGACGCAGTTGATTTAACTGTGACAAAATTAACAGGCGATGATGATTTGACGGAAAACCCAAGAAAACGATTTACTGAGTTTTTCTTTAGCCAGTACGTAGAAATCATTAATGCAAAGATGCGCTATCCAAATTCTGCATTGGTCGCTCTACGCCTTAATGCAAAATCATTCAGCAGCATTCCGCAACGTAAGTATGAGATTAAAGGCATTAAAGTAAAAATCCCGAGCATTGTTGTTTCTAACACAGAAGAAGTAAAAGTAACTAACGCAACAGGAAGGATAAGATATCCTCGTAACGGGGTTTGGAACGGAACATTTCAGACAGACCCAAAATGGACTGCGTGTCCTGCTTGGTGTTTGTATGACTTGCTTACCAATACTCGCTACGGAGCAGGCATTCCAGAGTCATCGTTAGATAAGTTTGATTTCTTTGAAATAAGTAAATATTGCAACGAGAAGGTAAACCCGTCAGATGAGGAACCGAGGTTTAGCCTAAACGTTTTAATAAACAGCAGAAAAGAAATTTACAACGTTATTAGTGAATTAACGGCTGTATTTAGAGGAATTGCTTATTACGGTGCAGGGAGTTTAGTTCTTCTGCAAGACAAGCCTGCAGACGCTCAATATTTAATCGGACAGGCAAACGTAGTTGAGGGACTGTTTACTTACTCTGGAACGTCCCACAAAGCTCGACATACTGTTGCTTGCGTGGCTTGGCAGTCTTATGACATGCAAGGGGAGGTGCAGTACGAATACGTTGAAGATCAAGATGCAATAGATAAATACGGCATTATCAAAAAAGATGTTAAGTCAATTGGTTGTTACAGCCAAAAACAAGCCCAAAGGCTTGGCCGCTGGGCACTGCTGTCGGAGCAGAATTTAACAGAAACGTGTCAGTTTGCCATTTCAATAGACAGCGGAATAATTCTGCGGCCTGGCATGGTTATTGATGTTGCTGATCCGTTAAGAGCTGGAACACGCCGAAGCGGGCGTGTTGCTTCAGCCACAACATCAACAATAACAATCGACAGCGAGGAAAACTTTTTACTCAATAATATTGATGTAGATACAAAAATATCCGTGTTAATGCCGACTGGTTTGGTAGAAACAAGACAGATACAAGACATTGCTAAGTCTGATAGACCTTTGGAAGTGTCGATAGACGCAAATAACACACTTAAAAATCTAACGACAGAAGGAGGGGATCAAATAATAGCTTCTGCGTTGACAACTGATATCACCGTTTCTTCTAATTTTAGCGAACAGCCAAAGGCTAATACAGTTTATATGATTGAAACCAGTGACGTACAAGTACAGAAGTTTCGTGTGTTGTCAGTTGTTGAACAAGGTGATGGAATTTATGGCGTAAGTGCCCTTGCATACAATGAAAGTATTTATAATGCTGTTGAAAAAGACGAGCCCGTTCAGCAACGAGATATAACATTGCTAAACGCAGTGCCAACAGCACCTTCTGGTTTAGCTTATAGAGAGTATTTATACCAAGAGGGGCAAACTGTTCACACAGGTTGCGATATTAGCTGGCAACACGACCGAGTAAGCCTTTCCGAGTTTTTAGTAAAATACAGTATAGATGAATCTAACGCTATAGAACGTTCTACCGACACGCCAAATTTAACCCTGCGGGATCTTAAAAAAGGACAAATAGACGTTGAAATTACTGCAATAAATTACCTTGGCAAAAAGAGCACAACTTTAATAGAAACTATTAACATAAACGGCAAAACCACTAAGCCGGGCGATGTCCAAAACCTCTCAATTGAACCAATTTCAGCAAACACGGCACGGTTGCGCTGGGACGAAACCGTTGACCTAGATGTAAAGGTAAACGGCAAGGTGCATATTCGACACAACAATAAAACAGACGGAACAGCTACATGGCAAAACTCTACAGATTTAGTCAAGGCTGTTCCTGGAAGTTCAACAGAAACGACAGTACCTTTAATCGAAGGAGAAATTTTAGTTAAATTTGAAGATGAGGTCGGCGAAAAAAGCAATAACGAAACAAGCGTAATTGTAGATTTGCCTGATGCTCTTGGCAGGTTACCTGTCGAAACGCATCGAGAAGACACGACGACCCCTAAATTTAACGGTACAAATATTTCAGGTCTTTCAACAAACTGTGAGTTTGACAGCAGTCTTAACGGTTTGATTATTAGCTCAAGCAATGGCAACGTATTAACAAGTGCAGAATATATATTCCCAGACACTCTTGACTTAGGTAATGCGTTTTCGCTGGACCTAGAAAGGCATTTTGTGACGCAAGGTTTTTACCCCGCTGGTGGCTTGTTTGATGATCGAGCGGAGCTTATCGATACATGGACAGATTTTGATGGAACAATCGCAGACGCTGTGAACGCGCAGTTGTATGTTCGATCTTCAACTAATGCTACCCCAACTAACTCAGACCCTTGGCGACCGTTTGCTTCCGGAACGTTTAGAGGTAGATCGTTCCAATTCAAGGCAGAACTGACCAGCGCAGACGTTGCTCAAAATATTGAGATTGACCAGCTTGGCTATAAAGCGACGTTCCAGCGGAGACAAGAGAATAGCAATGGAACAATTGCGTCTGGGACCAGTGCCAAGACCGTAACGTTTGAAAAACCGTTTTTTACTGGTTTTAGTGGCGGAAGTTCTTATCTACCTAGCGTCAGCATAACTACCCATAACATGGTTAGCGGTGATACTGTTAATGTCACTAACGTTACTGGAACTGGATTCACTGTCGAAATCAAAGATTCAAACCAAGATTTTGCAGACAGAAATTTCACCTATACAGCTGTTGGCTACGGCAGAGGGGTTTAGGATGAGAGAACAATGTTCCCGTTACTCCCGATAGCTCATGGCTACACATGATTATGTAATTGACAACGCTTCGGGCGCAGGGGTGAGGTCTGATATCAATAACGCACTGCAAGCAATCGTTAGCAACAACAGCAGCTCAACCGAGCCTAGCCCAACGTTTGCCTATATGTACTGGCAGGATACTGGCAATAATTTACTTAAACTAAGAAATAGCTCTAATAATGGGTGGATAACGCTTAGGGGTTCAGACGGAAGTTTTCCAAATATTGAAATTGCAAGCAATTTTCCTTTAATTCGATTCAATGAAACCGACGGAAGCTA